TCATCGGCAAATTTGTTAATAAATTTCATTTTACACTTCCTCTTTGTGGGTAATGTTGATAGGTTCTTCTGTTAAGTCCGCAGGTCCTTGATAGTCTGGATCTACTGCTTGTCCTAATTCTTCATAAGACATTGCATTGACACTATCCCCGATTCCCTTTGTTGTTGGGTCCACCAATACCCCGACAGCTACTAAGATATTAAGGATGATACCTACAAGCTGTGATACTGCATCCTGTGCGATTGGTGCTGTGATACCTAAGATTCCAAGAATCTGGTAGATGAATGCAATTAAAGCAGATGCCATTGCCACTAAAGTTGCCTTATTTTTAAAACGTAATTTAAGATTCATAGTTTCTCCTTTCACTATTTGTAAAAATATGTTATTATGTTCTTGTATTGCATGCTTCCAAATCATTTATTGTAATTGTTTTCATCATATAAACAATATTATCCTGTTACCCATGTCGCAAATACGTTAAGCCATGCACCTTTTTCAACAGTAATGCTTTTAGTTGTTCCATATCTTTCAACTTTACATATCCCTGTCGTTCTGACAGTAAGTAAAAACCTGTTAAGTCCACTTCCTTGACATAGAAAACGACTTTCCTGTGATGGTGCAAATTTTTTGTCAAACGTTAAAATACTATCGTGTGTAGACCACGCCGTATTATTTTTTAACGCTCCCTGCAAAAATACAATATTTCCAATTTTCCGTACTCTTGCGTGGGAATTACTTGTGTATGGAACGATGCCATTTCCGTATTTACACTCAACCCATCCTGTGTCCTCTATAATGTCTTGCTTTTTGTTTATATTTCCGGACAAATTTTCTACATCTGTTGACAAATTTTCTATATCTGTTGACAAATTTTCTATATCTGTTGACAAATTCCCAATATTTGTTGTTATATCTTCAATTTGAAATCTCTTTTTCAAATACTCTGAAAGATTTGAAACCTTTACTTTTTTTGCATCATTCCCACCGATGATTAAATATACATCATCCGTGGGAATTTCCTGCTCTGGCAAATCATTAATTAATATAAGAGGTACATTAACCGCCATAATATCACTCCTTAATCATTCAGTTTATTATCTTTGATAAAGTCTCTAATAGCTTTAATATGTTCCCTCAGTTCATCGTCAACAACGAAAAAATTGCCCTTATTATTTCGGCTGATTGGTTCTCCTGTGCTGTCGTCAATATCGTTGTATGTATAAGTCACTCTGTCTCCGCCGTCAATGTTTAATACCATAAAACTGCTAAGTTGTTTCATTTAACATTTCCTCCTGTTCTTTAATTAAAGAATTGATTTCGTCAATATATTCTTTCTCATAATCTATCGCAACTTCTTTATTTTCATCTTGGTATTCTTCTAGCCTTTCAAATTCGTAATCTCTTTGAATTGCTTTAATTTCCCATGAGAATTTGAGATTTTCAGTACCTTTTACAGTAAAATAAGTAGGTGTTTTTTCTTCTACCCATAAATCGCCTTGTCCCTCTTTCTGCAAGAATACTTGGTACTCAATACCAGTGTTTACCGTTTCTGCAAATATATCGTCAATGTCTATGTAGCATTTTCCTGTTTCATCAGTTTGTGCCGTTCCAATATCCCCAAAATATGGAGTTGCTGTCTCATAGCAATACTGTGAACGAATATCGTAATTTTCAGTATCAACTATTCTCTTTTTCGTCCCTGCACAACTAAAATCTTTAGAAACAGACAAATTTCCACCAGAAATATCTACATTTCCATAAAATGATGAATCCAAGTCAGAAACAAAAAGTTCTTTTTTTTCTCCTATACTTACATAAAATTGACCTTTTTCTGTACTGTTTAATCCGTGAGATATTAATATGCTTTCATAATCTATAGCTGTCTCTGTTGATTCCTGGTCAAATGGCGTGCCAACACTATTTTTTGAATTTTTAACTTTTATACGATCATGTCTTACTATTGAAGCTTTTCCTGTCCCGTCCTTATTTTTAGAAACGTACATTCCATCATTGAATAATTCTGGCAGTAAGCATATATATGATTGTGGAGTTTTATCGTCTTGTAGGAAATAATTCGACACCAAAATCCCTTTAGTGTCTACCGTCACAATTTCTTGATCCCACATATTGTAAACATGCAGCTCCCCATTTCCATAAGTTTCGTATTTACCTCCAAGGTTTAATGCTCCACCTCTTGCATATGTAAAGTTGATATACAGTTTTCCGTCAGACCCACGATAAATACCTTGCCATGCTCCGTCATTGGTTAGAAGATTAAAGATTTCTTCATGTGTCAACGCATCAACATCTATTGCAACAGGAATTGTCTCAATGTCAAGAACCTCTGTAAATCCACCTGCCGCATACATCGTACATCTAAGTGCTGCTACATCTCGAGGGATACCGATTGCTTTATTACTTGCTGCTTGAATCGCTCCGCCATTCGTTGTTGCAAGAACACCATATAGGCTGTGAGTGATTGATATTTCATCTGCGGATGAAGTATAGACAGTTTTGTATGTGTCTCCGTCAATCGTTTCCTCAATCTTAAATCGGCATTTATATGCTGTTCGTGCTGTTGCTGTACCATCACGATAATAACCAGACAGTGTAATATAGTTTGGCACCATTGAGCTGTCCGCTGATCGTTTGATGATTCCTGCGGATGGTTCCATAAAGTAGGTTCTTCCTGCACTTCCTTTTTCACCCTTTTCTCCCTGTGGACCTGTTGCTCCTGTGGCTCCCTTTTCCCCCTGTGGACCAGTAGCACCTGTTTCTCCCTTGGCACCCTGTTCTCCTTTAGCTCCCATTTTACCGATGGAATATGTTGTGCTTGTAGTATTGTCAGAGTACGTATATATGGTTCTTGTCCACAGATACTGATTTTCTGCAACGTTTGGTGGTGTTTTGCTCCATGTTCCTGTTGATGCTACCGTTCCGCTGTTGGATGCTTGATAAGTCGTTTCAGAACTCGTGATACTTCTACCGCTTGCTCCTGTCTCTCCCTTATCTCCTTTAGCACCTGTTTCTCCGGGGATACCACCCTTTAATTTAGCAATATCAAATCGTTTTGTAACAGAATATGTATTAAGGTAATTAGCTGTAATATCTACCCATCCAACATCTGTTGTTAATCCTGTTACAGTATAGGTGTGTGTTAAACCATTCCAAGCACCTACGACACCACTTGACTTCTGCACGTTGTAAGTACAGTCGTTAGATATATCGGTATGACCGTATAAAACCTGTGCTGTCGTGTGGCACTCTGGAAACGTTGTGTACTTCCCCTTATAATCTGTCGTGATTGCTTGGTAATCGTTGTCCAGATTGATAAGCATAGCACGAGATTTTCTTGCTTCTGACAGTGCTTGTTTTGCCGTTTCATCGTCCGTATATTTATTAAGCTTCTGCCAGTCGGATTCTACGAAACTTGCACCCTCTCCCCTTGCCACAACGCAAGTAAGGATGTCTCCGTTCTGCCCTTGATTCCACATATCCCCAGTATCATAAGGCGGTGTAGGCTGTACTACAAATACACGACATTTACTATTTGCCGTAGACTGTGCAAAAGATGCTGTCTGTAATGCTTTTGTAACGTCAGTATCTTGTACTAACTGCCATTTCCATGTGTCTCCGTCTTTGAAAAATCTGTAGGCATATCCCTTAGATTTCCAATAGAACAAGTCTCCCTCATGCTTCTTTTTATCATCTTCTGTTGTCCAGTCAGAGGCAGGGATATTGTTTAGCTTTGGTTCGTAGTCGTAGTAGAACGTCTCAATCTGTCCGTCTATCTGGTTCTGTAGATCAGCTACACTTTTTGTAACTGTTTCTGCAAAATCTGATACCTTACCATCGGCATAGTTTTTAGATTCTTTCACTGCATCACTGATTGCTTCTGGTGCTGATTTACCACCGATTGTGACGTTATCCCCAGAAATCTTTACAGTACCAGTCTCCATATCTGCATAAAAGATAATGTTTCCAGACTTATCTTTGACTGTTAATGCACCAGTATTGATATAATCTGCGTTGATTCCCTCTGCATAAAGCAACCTTGCTACCATTTCCCCAGTAATCGTAAATCCATAAGGATATGTTTTACCACCGTCAATAGAAAAACCAATAACCTCTGCTGTCAATTTGATAACATTCTTTGATTCTTTCATTGTCGGTTTATCATGCAGGTAATATATTGTTGAGCCATCCAATAGCACTTCCTGTGTTGAATACATTCCATTACTATTTTTTAATGCTTCTTGCATCTTATCTAAAGCATTTTGACGGTTGCTTTTTTCTCGTTCGGCAAATTCTTTGCTTTTAATGATTGCTTTCTGATCACTTGATGTGTAACTGCTTTGATTTCTAAGTGGAGATTCCGCACTATTTTTAAGTGTTGTATATCCAAAGAATACAAAGTTTACATCTGTTATTACAGAATAGAAGCTTTTACCTCGCCAGTCTGTAATCTTTATCTTGTCTCCAAACTCTGCAATTGGATAAGAAATATAATCCATCGTAAATCCACGAAACGTTACATCCTTGAATCTTTCATAAATCCAAGAAACTAATGTCTCTTCATGACCTGCAACTAACGGATTCTCTATTTCTAAAACGTAGCCATCTGAACCGTATTTGACTAATTCTTCAACATCTTCTTCATTTTCGTTACCATCTTCATCGGTTATTGTCTTAGTAACAGTCTTTGTCATTTGTACACCTGTTACCTGCACATCGTTTGTATCACTTGTTAAAGAATCATAAGCTTCGATATCGTGAATATTAGTACTGTAGTCAAAATCATATGTAATTATCTGTAGATGTCCTGTGCGGTCAATTCTTGCATTTCCGCAGGCAATCATGGCTATAAAACCTATAATTTGTCGGTGTGTGTACTCGCTAGATGGCATAGTTGGTATCTGGAAGTCGTTATGTAAAAAGTTACTATCTCCAATCAAGATACCGCAGGTATCACAACTATCAATCAACACACTCTTTGCTGTCGCAGGAAATGTCAATGTTGTGCTGTATGTCTTATCTGCTTTATACATATCATCGTATCCAACAATCGTTACAACACTTCCGTAGGTTTCTGGTTGAGTGACGGTAAATGTACCGTATTCAATTTTTTCTGTTGTAGATGATAATTCAAACGTCAGATATAGTCTGATTTTTGCTCCAAAGAAATCATAATCAGATAAGTGATCATCGTCGTTCATGATTTCTAACTGTACGTTTCTGCTAAGGGCAACTCCTAAAGGAATAGAGTTTGCCCCCACAGAATCAACCAGACTATTGTTATCTATTGAAAAATCATCCTCTGTCAGTTCTAAAACTGTGCCATTTGCAAGTGTAACTTCTGCATACTCTTTAAAATCCTGTCTTTCTGACATTAGAGTTTTAAACTCATTACTTACATTTATCATATCGGGTTAACCCCCTGTGCATTGAACGAAAAACTAGATAATTTCTCTTTGTTTTTCTCCAATGTTTGTATTTTTATGTCCGATACCTGTCCGACATAAAACTTTGCCGTTCTCCATTCATTGTGGTACACGGAAAAATAATGCAAATCAAAAGGTTTTCCTTTTGCTACCATTTGCAGGATTTTTGAAGCTTCTGACATTGGAATATCCGTAGCTGTATATGGGAAACGCTCTACCGTAAACATCGGTGTAAATTTCCCTTTTCCAGACTGTGCCCTTGTTGAACCTTGTGTATACGTGGTTTCGAGTGCTACAGCTATGTCACAATCTGGTTGCCATATTTTCACACCGTTTATTTTTATATAATCTTGTGCCATATTTACTCCTTTCTACGCAAGGCTGAATGGGTTTCTACCGTTACTCATTTGTCTTAGTTTCGCTTCTTCGATAAATTCATCAAATAACGTTCTGCGATTGATTTGTGCGGTAAAGTGATAATCTCCACCATTGTTACCGTTATTGTCTGATTCTAATTTTTTCATAACTGCTAATAGCTGTTCAAGTAAGTTAATTACGTCATTGTTATTGCTGTTTGTACCACTCTGTTTCTGTGCGATCACTGCGGATGCTTTCGCAGGTATAATCTTACCAGTTGCAATCTCTGGTGTTTTAAATGGTACACTTGCCAACTCTTTAGCCTGATTCATAAAGGTTTTTATTGTATCTGGGAATGCTCTTTCCAGACCAACACTAATACCTGCTGGTAGCATTTTTCCAACCTTATCTCGCATTAATCTTGATGGAGAATGGATTCCAAAGAAACTCTTTACTGAATCAAACGCTTTGCTTGCAAGACCTGTCATTTTATCAACCAAAATCCATGCAAAATCTCCAATACCTTTTGCTATACCTTTTACAATGTTCTTTCCAACACTTAACCAGTTCACTTTTGTAAACTTATCTTTCATTTTCACTACTGCATTTTTTGCTTTAGTAGCTAAACTACTAGGTAAGCCTTTAATTCCATTGACTGCATATGTAATAATTTTCCTTGCGGCTGTCTTTACTGTTGATAATTTACCAGTGATACCACTTCCAACATTTTTGACACCATTAGTACCTATTTCTTTTAATTTGCTAGGCAAATTTTTGATACCATTTACAAGGCTGTTATATACGTTTTTTATTGCATTGACTGCATTAGATTTTGCACCCATGATACCGTTCTTAATGCCCACAATAAGACTTTTACCAAGTGATAACCAATCATAGGCTGCAAACACACTAACGATTGCCATGATAATTTTTGGAATACTTGCAATAAGTGTAGGAATTGACTGAATCAATCCTTTAATCAATATCGCAATTAGTTTCACACCTGCGACTAAAATTTTAGGTGCATTATCATTGATTACACCTGCAATGTTAATCACAATTTCAGGAACATTTTTGATGATATCCGGCATGGCATTAGCTATACCTTTAGCAAGATTTAACATAAGATGGAGACCAGAATCTACTAATTTTCCTGCATTGCTTCTTAAGTTTGCAGTAAAATTGGTCAGTGCTGATAATCCTTTACTGATAAACTGCTGTGTACCATTTGTGATACCTTTTGCTAAATTATCCATAAAGGACGTTCCAAGACTAGTTAAGGCATTGAGTGCTTTACCTGCAACAGATATTGCTTTTACTAAGATTCCTACCCAGTCAATTCCAGTCAATAACTGTGCTAATTTAGTGCCTAGCAATGACCAGTTTGTAGTATCTAATGCATTTTCCAGTGTTGTAAGTATTCCGATTGCCAGACCAGAAAGTTCAAGACTAATAGAATTAACGTCTATCTGCTCTATCGCACCATTTAGCCCCTGTCCAATAGATTTACCGATTGTATCCCATTTAATGGTATTTACTGCTCCTGCAAGCATCTGAAAAGGTATATTGATACGGTTTGCAAACAACCGTCCTACGTTGGACCAATCAACCTCATTAAACATTCCATTGATACCAATACCAATTTTTGCTCCTAAGTTCTTCCAGTCAATTCCCTCGATCAGTAGATTTAGAGTATTCACAATTGTATTAATACCTGCACCAATGGTTCTACCAAGTAAATCCCAGTCGATGTGATCCACCAGACTGTTAAAGGTCCGTGTGAAAGCATTCACAAAATATGTAATCTTTGGACCTACATTATTCCAGTTGATCGCATCATAAATCTTTTGTAGACCTTTGTTGATACCGCTAGCAATATAAGCTCCAAGTCCCTCCCAATCCTCTTTCTTTATGAGGTCCTTAATCTTCTTAGCAATGTCTGCAATTGAAGATTCAATAGGAACTTTCTCAAACATATCTCCAATGGATGGACCAGTGTAACCACCGCCACCACCGCCACCACCTCCGCCACTGCCTGCGGATGGTGTAGAAGAACTAGGTGTATCTTTTTCTTTTTGATACTGTCGGACTTCATCAAGTCCAGAAAGATAAGTCTGTATCTCTTTATTTGCCTTTTTCGTAGCATTTGCGTTATTCTTTGTGGCTTTTGCCGCCTTATTAGCACCACTGGATGTTTTATTCAATGATGCCGCATAATCTTCTTGTACGGCTTTCGCTCTTGTAAAAGATTTCTGTCCTGTCAGTGCCGCTATGAACATTCCAATATACGTGATCGCTTTCGATAGCATATTCATGAATGCCGTCAAAATCGGTGCTACTACGGACAAAATCGGTGCAAATGCTGTTGCTAAACTGTTTTGTAACTGAGTTAATGCTGACATCATGGAAGATATCGAAGCATTAGTAGCTGACGAATACTGTGCAAGGTTATTGATACCTGTCATGATTCCACTGTTAACTTTAGAAATCATTCCAAAAACGGTAGAATATAATATACTCATACCGACCATTCGACCAATAGAAAAGCTTGCATTATTAGCACTGTTTGTAGTGCTTGTGAAGTTCTGTGCCAGTCCACCAAGACGTTTTCCAAGTCCAGATACGACTCCACCCATCCTGCTAAAGACAGATGAAATACCGCCTGTTTTTGTCTTAGCACTGTCCGCGGACTGACTGACATTCTTAAATGATGAACCAAGCCTACTATTTGTGTTAACAAGGCTTCTTTCTTTTGCATCAGTCTTAGATATTTCCTTATTTAATGCATTTAAGGCTTTCTCACTTTCTTCTGATGCTGTTTTTGCGTAGTTTCCTGTAATCGGTGCAGTACGTACTTTCTCTGTTGGTTGTGCAGTTGTTGTTCCGCTGTCTAGCTGTTTTTTCTTCGCTAGTAATTCGTCATATTGTCTGCCGAGTTTTTCCGCAGCACTCTCCAATGCTAAAAACGCAGGGGAAGAAGTTGCACTCTGATTTCTTGCAAAAATTTCTTGCTGTGCCGTTGCTACCTGCTCAAACTGTGTATCAAGGCGTTGCAAGGAATCTTCAAGAATCTGATATGCTGTTGTCTTGATATTTGAATTGCTGATTTCATCCTGCAATTGTGTTGTTTGTCCTAAATCGGTGTTTAAGGATTCAACACTCGTTTCTGTACCTGTGATTTCTGCATTTAATTTTTGCAATGCTTTTGCACTCTCTTCGCTTGCAAGACCTGTTCCACCAGTAAGCTTTGCACTTTTAGGTAAACCACTGTCTGTACTCGCTGTCGGTGCTTCTAACTGCTTTTTCTTTGCAAGAAGTTCCTCGTATTGCTGATCTAGTTTAGCCGCTGCACTTTCCATTGCTTGAAATGCAGGGGAAGAAGTTGCACTCTGATTTCTGTTGAATACATCAATCTGTGCTTTTTCCAACTCTGCAAGCTTCTGTCCTGTGGTTTCTATTGCTTTATCTAACGCATCAAGTGCAGTCGTTTTAATGTCTATGTTATCAAGTTTCTTTTCTGCCTGTGCGGTCTTTTCCAGTTCCTTAGCCGCGGTCTTTGCTTTTTCTTCGACAACATCCATACCTTTTGCATCTGGTGCTTTTATACCGCCACTCATGGCTTTTTCCATTGATTTTCCAATAATTTTTACTTGATTGGATAAACGTTTTAAAAGGGATGCGATTTCTTTCACACTTGCTTTTGCTTCGGTTGTATCAATTTCTGTTTTGATATAAATACTTCCATCCGCTTTTTGTGTAGCCATTCAATCACGCCCCTTTCCCATTCAGTAAATCGTTCAAACGTTTCTGTTCTTCTAATTCCTCTTCGGAATATTTAACATCTAGGTCAATAAGCGTTTTATTTTCTTTGTAGAACTCTCTTTCCCAGTCTTCCAGTTTCTTTCCTTTAGCTTTCTTCATGCGAACACTAAGAATCTGCGAAAACAAAGACTCCCCAATTTCCATGTAAGCTCCTAAAAAAGTCCACCAATGTAAATACTGCATAGCTCGTATTTCTTTTCCAAGTACACGGTTAACAGATGGGATGATAACTGGTGCATCATGTTCCCAATCCATCACATGAGGTTGTTTCTTCCCATCGTCCTTGATACCCATGTCAATAAATTCGATGGCTTTTTCAATAGCTTCTTCATAGTCTTGTGGTGGCATATTTCCAAAATCAACGTATAAAATGGTAAGGCAAACAATCCACTTTTCATCGTTCTCAAAGTCTGGGTCATTAAATGTTTTTAAAATGTCCAGAATTGCACGAAAATCTGTGCGTATTTCATAATCTATGCCACCAACTACTATGGATGTAGGAAGTTCCCAAACTTCCATTATTTGTGATATTTAGACGTTGCCCTTTTAATTTTCGCCTGTTTCTTTTTGATTCTCTGGTCTGTTACCTGCTCAATAACGTCCGCAATCTCAACGATGATATTCTCAATAAAGAAATCTCCACTTTCTGTTAATGTCAGCGGATTGCAGATAGCAAAAACAGATTTAGAAGCTTTAGAGTTGAGTAAGTAATCAATCTGTTCTTCTAATCTGTCGGATAATTCCAGAATATCTTTTTCTGTTGCATCTTCTGGTACTTCCATCTTTTCAAGATTTGCAACTACCTCTTCGTATCTTCTAATGATATTTAAATCAACAGGATTGAAAGAAAATCTTCCAATCTCTGCATCATCTTCATTGGTCAGTACCACATTTAAGGCACCAGTTTTGACTTTTCTTCTTAATTCTTCCATTGCTTAACCCCTATTTCCCTGTGCTTGATGCATTTACTGAACTTGTAGCTGCTGTAAATTTACCTGTTTCAACGTTGTAAGTACCTTTTTTACGTTCTCCAACATAATTGACGGTAAATGGAATCTGATAACCAGATGTATCCCCACCGTATGATGTAGGTGTTACATAACATTCCTGCTGATATGCTTCATAAGCTCCACTTGTAGCTTCTTTCCACATATGCACTTCTACAGCATTTGTCTTTAAGTTGTCGTCTGTGTAACGATTATCAACAATTTCCTGCAATTTCTGTGATAATACAGAGTCAGCTTCTGCATAATAAGGGTCAGCTTCAGAAGATACTTCATATCCATTATGCTTAAATGTTGATTCTCCGATGATGTTTTTAGATGTTTCTGTGTCTGGATTCAGTTCGACATTGTATTCTTCTAAGTCTTTTCCTAGACGTTCATAACCAGATGTTCCGCCGCAAAGTGAACCAGAATCTAAGAAATGAGCCATATATTTACGTGCAATTTTGCCTGTTGTAACTGCCATTTTGATTCTCCTTTATCTTTTCAAGGTTAGTGATCTGCTCCATAATGCAGACCAGTTAATGTGTTATCTATCAAAGTCATTTTGATATCGGGCAGAAATGTTGATTGCCCAATTCTCGGACTTGTTTTCGTTTGTGCTGTCTAAATATGCAGGCGTCTGTCTGTCAATCGTTAAAAACTTTCGATTGCCTATCAGAGCCGGATATTCTTCTAGCTTATATGTGTTGTTTTTAATTGTGATTGTTTGCTTTTCCAACCATTTACCAAGGTTATCCAACCACTCTTTCGTGTCTGCCTTACGTTTTGCATTAGCACCGCTTATACGGTAGATCACACAAAATGGATACAGACAAACCTGTGTGACGTGACCAGTGATACTTTCTTTCTCACTCTCGATCACTGCCCCATTCACAGGGAACATTGCCTTGCCGCCTGCATCATCCAACATTGAAAAAGTGATCTCTTCTCCCTCTCGAATGTTCGGATACTGATTTATCAAGTCAGTTAGAACTGTTGTTAGTACGTCAAAGCCGTCAAGATCGTATTTGACTACCTTTTGTTCTTCTGCCATTAGTTACCTCCTGCCTGCTTCTTAACATGAGTAACCCATGCTTTACCGTGATTCTTCTTTGCTGTTTCAAACCATTTTGGAGTCGCTTTTGGATTCTGGTAGCTTAAGTCAACTTTTGCATTGGTATGCCCTGCAAATTCGGTAACTAATACTTTCTTAGCACCTTTTCTCGCCCATGGAGAACCTGTTAGTTCATCAACCATACCTTTTCCATAGTACAAGAAACGTCCCATCGGTCCAGTACCTGCACATACCATCCCAGTACCTGCAAGAGAAGCACTTTTTGCTCTCGTTACGTTAATGAATGTACCTGTTTCATGTGGCATATAAGGGACCATATCGGTCATAACTTGACTATCTAACCAATATTGAGCACTTTGTATTTGTTCATCGAATCTCGCCAGACTGATATTAGCTCTCATGTTCTGTGTATTCACATTAACATTTCCTAATTTCTTCTTAGCCATATATAACCACCTACTTAGCCATTACTTCAAAATGCGGGATTATGTCGTAAAAGGCACTTCCAGTTATTGCAAAGACATAATCATACTTAAGTTTCATTTCTTCATAAAATCCGTCAATATAATCATCCTCTGCAATCGGTTCTTCATTCTCCCATTCGCCAACGATAAAGAAATCAAAACCATTAGCCTTAGAACTAAATGTAAGTGCCTGTGGTAACTTATCATTTGCCTGTTTAGACCATTCTTTAGGCGGTAGCCATAATTTACTACCAACCATCTTTTTACTGTCTTTTAGACTATACTGCACATTTAATACAGCATTATCCTGTGAGTCAGAACCGTACTTTGCAACGATACTTGCCTTATCCATGTTAAGATTGCAATTATGTAAAATAGAGGGATACCATGTATCGCCCTGTTTACTCTCATATCTATTGAAAAGTGTAATTGTGTCGTTATACATCGTATCCCTCCGCTTATAATGCACCTGCTCTTTTAAAAGCTTTAAAAATCTTTTTAGACTGTAAAGCAAACCAGTCAATCATCTCTTCGTTTTTTGCCCAACAATCTGTGTTGCAGGACTGCTCATCTAAACCACTTTCATATAAGAAAGCGTGCATAATCTCATGCCTAAGCACACTTTTTTGAACCGATTCAATGTTATCCACAGAATCAACACTTTTTTCAAGAATTGCAACGACTATTGTTTTATTTGAATAATCGCAATAACCAGACAATTCTTGTAGTTTTTCATCTTCGTTCTCGTGTCTGAATCTGATTTTATATGTAGTTCCTAAAACATTTACTTTACAATCTTTCATAAATACTCCGTTGGGTACGTTCCCATATACAGTAGACTTACTCCGTTGACATCTGCGACACCCGATAAGTAGTCTCTTATTGTGTCAGAGTATAACTGCTTTTGTGCTTCTTTGTCTGCCAAACACTTATCTATCAATGTAGCCGTGCCTGCGTTATTAGAAGTCACATAACTTATACTCTCGTTTCCTGCACTCTTAGATGCTACCTGCTTGCTCATCACGGTCCCATCTTCTAACGTGATGTAACCTTGTGATGTTTCAACTCTTGCTTCTGCTTGTTCAATCTTATAAGCGATCGTCAGAAGCTCACAAACGCATCTTTTAACTGCTTCTGTATCATCTTCATCTGTTGGAAAAGCAATCTTAAGCTTTTTGACATTATCCACGCCTGTTGTGGCATTATCTATCTTCTTGCAAGAATCCCAGACAAGACGATTAAAGTCCTGTTCTGGGATAGCTTTCTCTCCAAAAAGGGTTTTGTAATATTCATAGTTAACATAATCTGCCATGAAATCACACTCCTTTTTATCCGTTGGATTTAATAACACCCATGCGGATATTCTTCTGGTTAAATGCTAAAGACCAGTTTGCTTTAGCTCCTAACTCTGCATTTGTAGGAGACTCTTTTGCAATCTTGTTAGTATTAATAGAAAATCCGTTAGGATGTAATACATAACCCTGTTTTGTATACAGCTTTTCAATACCGGCAGATTTTTCTGGGTCATAGTCTGTATAATAAGGATTTTCGTAGTTTGTCTTATCACACGTCAATACTGAACCTGTACCAAGCATATAAGTTTTGTAGACTGGGTTTGTTCCTGTTGTATCAACTGTAAATCTGTCTGTTACTAGTGGGATAAATCCACCGATTGTAGGAAGATTTACTTCTCTTTCTACTGCGTTAGCAATAGTGTATTTGTTGTAGTCAACAAGTCCCATTGCTTTGTACTTTGCATAAATGTAAGAGTTTAATACAAGTAATCCCATCTTGTCAGCGGAATCTCCTAAAGCTTTCTGCTGTGCGAAGATAAGTGTTGTATCATCAATTTTGTTTGCATCTCCTACAGTGCCCTCGCCAGTTAAAGATAAGTCTGTAATATGGTTTTCCATACCAGATAGGCTTAAAACTGCATCAACTGTAGTCATTAAGTCACGTGTTCTTACCTGCTTATAGAAGCTTGCAACAGAGTTTGCAACATGAGTAATAGGGTCTGCACCTGTTAACTCTTTTGTAAAGTCTTTTGATTTCCAAGCTTTCATTCTCTGAATTAACATGCAAGTCTGTTTCTTTCCTGTAATTTCAACAGGTGTATTATCTGTTTCTCCATCGTTGTTTAAAGCTTGTGAGTCCTGTTCATCAATCGGTGTATAGAATGGAATCGTTGCGACATTTCCTTTTTCTCCGATTAAGTCCATGATTGTATTGTCCTGTGCTAACACACCAGATGCAATAATCGCATCATTCCATGTTGGGTTTTCTGTCATATAACGAGAAAATTCTTCTGGGTCAAAATAAAAACCGCCAAATAATCCTGTTCTTGGCATAAAAAAAGTCCTTTCTACCCTAAATAAGAATAGATAAGGACTTTTATTTGTCCCATCTACCTACAACTATTAAGGGATTTTTAGGTTAGCGGCTCACTTCCATATTGTGAGTCGGTATTATTTATCTGTCATTTAATAAGGTTGCATAGTAGTCTGGGTCCTCTGCCTTAAGCTTCATTCTGTCGTCTAAAGACATTTCCCTTAACTTCTGTGTTCCCTTTTTCTGCTCTCCGCTGTTGAACTTAGTTGTAAAGCTTGGGATTTTAACATCTGGTGCTTTCTTTTCGTCAACCAAGATGTTCTCAATTGGTTTCCCATCTTTAGTAGTAAGTTCTTTAAATACATCTTCTGCATTTTTCCCATTCTCTTCTTCTAACTTCTGAATCATCTGGGAACGGATAGAGTCTTCTGTGATTGCATTTACAAATTTTTTATCAGATAAGAAATCTTTTACCTTGTCTCTTAACTCTGTCTGCTTAGCTTCTTTTGCTCTTGCTTCTTTTTCGTCTGCAAGCTCCTGTGTTAATGTTGTAATCCTAGTCTTAAGACCGTCAACATCTTCTTTCTCTAATTCAGCTAATCTGGTCTGTACATCGTCTAAAGATGTTTTGTATTCATCTTTTTTCTCTACCTGTTTATTGTAGTCAGCTACAGTCTTGTAATTTTCAGACATCTTCTTTTTCAGATCGGACTTTTTGTCCTCTGGTACTTCGATTCCTAATTCTGCTAAAATCTGTTCGTAATTCTGCATTGTATATCCTCCTATACGATATTTGTATACCGCTCGTCTGCGGTAATGGATTAAGGCTTATAAACCTAAGCCAAGGTAAAAGAGAAGAGTGGACTTGAACCACTCTTGAGCCTTTAACTCTCTCTTAAAGCTTACGAGAGGAGGTTAGTTGATTGAATCACATAAGCATCAAACAATCTACTCTTTTATTGTAAGATATGGAGACTCTTTTTTTCTACTCATTTTGCTAATTTTTTTCACGAAAAAAGCACCATGCAGAAACATGATGCTTCAACGTTTTTTGGAGGAGTGTGAAAAAAATTACAGCTCTACCAATAAAGTGTTAGAAAATAAATACTATTGATTGCCACTTTTGTGGCTAATGGAAACAACAGGACTCGAACCTGTGACTGTCCACTTATGAGGTGGATGTTCTAACCAACTGAACTATGTTTCCACGGACCTCGTGAGAAGTCCTACCGTATTATACTTTATAAAATCAATAAGAAAAAGGGTTGTAACATGAAAAATCTTCGAAACAAATCACATACTAGCAAGTAAAAAATGATTTATTCAACAACAATTATTATTTGTTACAAGTATTATTGTAAATGCTATACTATGGAATTTTCAATACACTTTTCATAAGTTTTTTCAAAAATTTCTTTCTTACATGGATAGATTTCTCCGTTTACACCAGTGATAAGCATATCATCTTTTGTCATGAGGAAATCTCCCTCTAGTGTTGGGATAGTGTAAGAATTGCTGTCATATTGTCTAATGACGTAACCATTGTACATAAACTTAACAGGCATACCGTTAACCACGGTATCAGCGTTCTCTGCTCCGATTCTCATAAACTCATCAAACGTGATTGCCTCTATCTTAACAGGCTTCTTTACATATTTAGCCATGTTTTCACACTCCTTATTCAACAAACATCCAATCTTCTGCTAACATATCCGCTTGACTTGCTAACCATCCCATCTGAACACCAGAAGTTCCAACGAATGCGATTGCTTTATTGCCGATTGATTCATGATCGCAGTTTACAACCTCTCCATCTGCTATCTTATATGAAATTCCTGTTGCTAACTGGATATACTGATTCTTTCCGTTCCATCCTTTTCTTTTGACTTTAAGTCCACGTTTCACGTACTTGATAGCATCTCCGAATCCAAATGTGGCTTCTCCACCTAAAACTGGACAATTCGTTTCATCTGCGATTAGCCATTCATCAGACAAAATGTTAGAAAGTGTATATTCCACCATTTTTGTATCTCTAATATCTAATAAGTCTCCCTTTTCTCCGTTGTCTTTATCCCTGCACTGCATCATGATAGTTTCTTTTTCTGTATCCAAGTACCAGAAACCACCCCACGATGGAAGTTTTACTTTATGCCCTGCTTTCATTCTTTTAAATGCTTCTGCAAACGACATGCCGACATCTTCCACTACAAGTTGTACTCTATAGCCGTCCTTGTGTACGATTCCATCTTTCCCATCTGCAATGGATGCAATCAGTTCCCCATCTTTTGTGATATTTAGCTCTTTAAACTTTATACCGTCAATTATCATTCTTGTTCTCCTTTACTTCTCGTGCGTGGTCAGTGCGTTTATTAACTCGTCTCGGGTTTTTTTTAGACCCTCGATGTTGTTCCCTGTGATTTTGTTCTCGATCAAATTAAACATACTTTTCATGACTAAATTAACATCGTTCTGTTGACTGTTAATTGTGTTGTAGTCACTGTTAAGCTTCCGTTTAATATCTTTGATGTCTGTCTCTATTGACGTTATACGTTGCTCTAAATCGTCCGTAGGCTTCTTGTAATGCTTATAGGCTTTGTATAATACGCCTACAGCCCCGCCAATGACTGTAATCCACCCACACACAACCATGATTTGATTAATAGTTTCCAAATTATTTACCTCGTGCGTTATTATACCTAGTCGCTGCACCTCTAGCGGATGATGCTTGACTTCTGTCCCATCCTGCGGTGTTGAGTCTTTCGTTTTGTGTCTTAAGATTGTTCTGCTTGCAGTAATCTTTATAGGCTTGATTCTGTTTTTGCAATAGTGCAGCCTTTTTCTGATACTCCATGTCAAGCTCATACTTTAAGGCTTCATCCTTTGCATTATCCACAGCCGTTTTCATGCCGATTAACTGCCGTTTCGTCTTTCTGATACGTCTTTCAAGTTCTCTCTGTCGTTTCCGTTTCTCGTATTCCTTGCGGTTCTCTTCGCTGTCATAATCCTCAAACGGATTGTTTATTCCATCCCCCGGACCGTGGGAGTGTCGGCAGTTTGCCCCATGGATTCCCTGCACGTTTCCCATACCGCAGACCGAAAAAGGTGGAAATCTTGGGTCGTTACCGCTTTTGCTGTAAAACTTGCCTTGCCACCAGAAATGATTGGTTAAATTATCCCCACCGTTTCCGATTCTGGCTCCCAGATGGGCAGATGTTAAGATAATATCCCAATCCATCTCGTCCATACGTGCGTCTGTAATATCTGCTGCCATCTGGCTTACACCAGTACGGACCGCTCTTGCTGTAGCTGTCTCTATGCTGTCTCTACGTCCACTTGGATAGGTTACATCTGCCCCTTTGTCTATAATGTCGTTAACAGCTTCTTTGACTGCTTCCGTGTAGCTTGTTGTGCCGCTTGCAGTTTGGTTATATGCTTTGTCCACTGCGTCTATGTAATTATCATGGCAGGCGTTCGGCATCGTACTAGTGTAGTTATGCATCTCTCCCTTGGTCTTTTCATAATTCCTTTGCAACAATCGTTGTAGATAAGGACTTTCCCCGAGTGGTTTTGGTTCAAGACCTGCCTTTTTATACACTGCATCATCCCATTCTATAGCCTTTATACCTGCTTCTTTCATGGTTCGTGCGATTGTATCAATTCCTATCTTTGTTGTTTGTGCAATCTCTTTCTGTACCGCTTGCAAGATATACCCTGCATCCTGCAATACATCCATCTGCCACTTGTCAATAGGTGTAAAAAGGTAATCTTCGCCACGTCCTAGCCTTATCATCATTCGTTCGATGATGACAGATACTATCTTGTTATGTAGTTCTTCTGCTTGCTTCTCTGCCTTTTCTGGCACATACCAGAGATAGGTAGGTGTTAACATAATCCCACCTACCTATTCTTCGGGGTCTTTTACCATTAGTGCCGCATCTAGCATCTTCCCAACTACTGCCGCATCCGCAGGCTTGCCCTCTTGCGTTAATGTTTTGTCTGTTTCTGTACTGCCTGTAACTCCTTTTTTGCAGATGTTGTACAACAGCTTTTCTTGTTTTGTAAATGGTTCGGGCAGTTTTACATCTTCGCCATTAAGGTATTCAAGGTATTTTTCAATCCTGTACTTTCCCATGCTTTCACTCCTCTCCGCTTGCGCCGAATAAGTCTGGCTCTTTCGGTTGTGCTTCTTCTTCAAGTGCTTTTGCTTCTTCTTCACTGAATCCCTCAAATTTAACTAGATAGTACCAGAATGGAATCTTGTTGGAAGTAACATAGCTGTACCATCTCGCTCTATCTTCATCTTCGTTGTAGGTAATGTCTCCAAAGTCATACACGGTTTCATACGGTCCTCTTGGTGCTAATTTGTACAGATCAGCAAATATATTAAGTGCAGCTATTAAATCATCCATGCAGGCTTGTAATTTGTCTCTTACGTCCTTAATAAACTGTATTGTACGTTGCTGTTCTGCTTCTACGCCTGTAGCTGTCTGAATCCCTGTCGTTTCGTTAAATACAAAGTATCCATTGGAGAATCCGCACTTATACCCAATCTGTGATAGCAGGGCATTGATTCCTGTCAGTCGTGTATCCGTGTTGAGACTTGGGTTTACTTCTTGATAGAATCCTTTAATGTCTGAGCTATTTACATTCTTGACGTACTCTGGCAGTCTTAAACGCTTCTTGCTTCTCTCAAATCCATCCTGTGTATTATTTACCCTTGTACCAGTCTCTAACAGCTTGTCGGAGTCTAGTAACAACATTCTTCGGCTGTCAAATATCTCCGTTGCATTCCTGCTATATGCAGTGTCGAGGTCCTTTAGCTCCTCTATTGCTTCGTAAAAGATAGGCAATCCTAAACTACAATGCAAATCTACATTGTTCGCCTGCGGTGTCCTAAGAACTGCATACAGACGTTGTCCATTCAGATTTGCAAGTCCTACATCTTCTAGTTCTCCACGCCAAGGTGTCTCGTCTATGTCAATCGGTTTCCCTGTGTCGTTGGCATCCTTAGAAGCATAGCACCTGTTTGTGATCTGATACACGTCCTCAATATATCTGTGATATTCTAGTTTAGTGTAGTATGTCCTGCCGTCACTGGATATTTCTCTATGTACAAATACAATCCCTTGAATCTCTCCATTGTTTTCGTCTGTTACAATAAAGTTTTCTGGCGTGACCAAGTCCACGCTTGCACCGTTAGGCTTTAATACAACTGTACCGTATGCACAGCCATATTCTACATGGTGTCGTACCTGTTCCAGTTCTTTATCTATCTGCTCCTGCAACCAATTAGCTCTTGCACTGCCATCTATCTCTATGCCTATTGCAAGTGTAGCAAGTCGTGCCGTCTCACTGCATACAGCTTTTGCAAAGTTGATAGTCTTGATATGTTCGTCCTTGTCTAACCAGTACGGACTGCCCTTATAGATGTATGCACATTTTTCTATAGCTCTCTGCATCTCTGGACTAGTCACAGTGTCTATTTTAAATTCTTCTCTTGCCCTTTGTCTAAAAAGGGCACTTAATATCTCTTTCATTCTGCTTATTATACCCATCTATTCCACCGCTATCAGTTTAACGTTTCCGATTTTTGTTTCTATATCTCCTTGTATCAAATCGCCATTAATCGTAAGCCAAACCCCACCATCATGGATAGATATTTTTTCTATATTCTCGATGCCTAACATTACATTTCCAATTTGTATACAAGTTACATCTTTTAGATTTATCATCATTATGCGTTCTCTCCTCTCCTCATAATCACTCTGTTGTATGCGTATCTCAACGAATCAATAGCATGATTGTCTCTGTCGGGGTATCCGCTTATTATATTACCGTCTTTGTCTCTATCATACTCATACGTTGTAATTTCTTTGTATGCGTATGGTGTTCTCCGTGGGTCAATTACAATCTTCCTACGTTGTAGCCACTTCATGCCATATTCGACTGACCCTGCTCCTTTAACTGCTGCCTGTGCTACAAGTCCTAAGTTTCTGTAGTCCTCTACTGATTTAGGCTCTGCACTATCACAAATGATCGCATAATCGTTATAGCCTTTTTTCTTTATCCAGTCGGCTGTTTGCTCGTTCGACCGTTTGTTTACGCAATGCTCATCTATAAAATAGATCGTTTCTCGTGCTACATCGTAGTAGGTCCTTGTAAATGCGTATTTGTCCGGATACCATCCCCAATCGACACCTTGGTATATGCGGTCCATCTGTGCTATTTCTTTGTCTGTAATCTCTCTTACTTCTACATACTCGAACACTGCCCCACCGTTACCGTTAGCAATGCCCATGTATTCATGTTCATACGCTTCGGGTCTGATCTCTTTTAGGTGCTCCGCTTCTTCGATGAACGGCTGTCCTAACCACTCTTTAGGCACGTCCAGATATGTACTTCTTGTAATGAGCCTGTTTTCCTTTGGCTCTTGCAAATACTGATTTGCCCAGTTGTTAGCACTCTTCGGTGGGTTAAAGCTCTTAAATATCCATGCTAAATCTCCACCACGAATAGCGGACTGCTCTATATTTCGTATCTCTTCTGGTCCTGCGAACTGGTCTAATTCCTCAAACCATACAATTCCTATGTATCCAAACTCTGGTGCTATCGACTTTATTTTTTCTTTATCGTCAGCACCACGAAAGAATATCTTTTGTCCTGTGTCTCTCATTGTAATTTCATAAGGCGAGCTTGTATATTTATAATCTTTTTCCGAGAACTCCTGTTTTGTTATCGCCCATTTTGTTTTAGCAAATACAGAATCCTTTACAGTGTTATATACTTTTCTCACAACAAGGCAATGGATGTCATGGTTGTTTCTCATTAGCTCTGTAATGATATTTGGGATTGTTGAGGATTTACCAGAGCCACGTCCTCCCGGCAATACATATTCCGTATGCCTATGGTTTCGTACATCTCGAATCATCGGGTGGAACACATCGGGAATTATATCAAGGTCCATGTGGTACGTTTTATTCCTTAATGCTTCTTCCCTTGCTTTCTTTTCTTCCTCTTCCTTTGCCTGCACCGTTAAAGCCTTTTCTAAGTCGTTCATGGCTTTTAACTGGTCTGGAAAATCTGGGGTAAATCCAAAAGAATCTTGTAACGCACCAGTAGCGATCATTGACCGTCTACGCTGTATGTCTGCAAGACTCATAATATCATAGCCGTTTTCCTTGTCTGTTTTGGCTTGTAGTTCTGCTATATATTCTTTCACTCCATGCTTTTCCAAGATGTTCTTTCTTGCGTTCTTTGCTGTTGCAGGAGAATATCCTGCTTCGATAGCAGCTTGATAATCATTCCCACCGTTTTTAATCCATGCATGAGCAAATGTTCTTTGCTTCTGTGTAAGTTCATTCCGCATTTATTTGCCCATTCCTTTCTCGTATACTTGTCCATATGTCAGACAGGCATTTAATTATGTCCACTTGTGAAGCGGTTCTTAGTATCTCATAGCGTGTATCTTTCCAACCTTTTCTTGTATTCTCATATGCTTTTATAGACAGGATGTACATTGTTATCATTCGTTTCTGGTCCTCTGAATAGAATTGTGTTGTGTCTAAGCTTATCACAAATCCGTTTGATACTATTGCTCTTTGTAGTTTTCTCATAATTCTATTTAGGTTCATCTTCTCACATCCTTTCTAGGTTTATATATATTTAAACAGACCGTTAGGCAAGCGTCACATCTCTTGCATCTCTTTTAACCCATAGGGTGCGTGGTTGCAACGAATTTTACCACCTCTAACGATCTGTTATTATCTCTTATATTCTTTTGTGCTTGGATTCCTGCTTTTATATTTGTCGCAGGTGCATAGATATGCGTTGTCTATTCTGTCATACTTGCCTACGTTACACATATAGTAGTTCTTTGTATCACTTCCTAGTAGATACATACATTCAGCACAGCATATACTTCTATCTTCCATTCTGCACTTCCTCTCTATATCTGCCACATACGCACATATGACTACACTTAATATTTACTAGGACAACTTCTGTCTTGTTGTCTGGGATAGCTCTTCTTTTTGTCTCTGTCACAATATCACAGTGTACGCAATCGTTACAGCAATTCTTTAGTTTGTTATTAATCAAAAAAGACACCTCCCGACTATGGTTATTATCTAAGATAATTATATCATAGTGGGAAGTGCCTTTGTTTACACTCTTTTTATTTAATTTTTTTCTATCTTTCTATATTTTTTCCTGATCTGGTCCCCATGTGTCCCCAAATTTTTTCTTGTGTGCTTCGGCGTATTTGTTAAAAAATTCTTGATCGGAAGACAAACTTAATTCATATGCTACTTTTTCCCTCAAATCTTCATCCATTAATTTTAGCGCTTCGTCAAAATTTACTTCTTTCCCATACTGGTTTTTTACATTCATCCACGTACCTCCTTTATTATCGTTTACTTTGTTTCTATACTCTTCTCTTTCTTTTAACAATGTATCAAGATTTGTTTTCTCGCCCCGATTAATCCGTGCCCTTGCGTTTCTGATCTGCGCTTGTTTGTTCCGGCAGTAATCACTGCAAGTATTATTTGCGATTTTGGATTGGAATTTTTTACCGCAATACTCGCAAATTTTTTGCTTTTTGCTGTTCTTTTCCAACTTCTTTTTTGTCTGTTTTGTCTTTTTATTATAAGCACTTTTATATTCTTTTTGCAATAATAAGCCTGCTTCATGTTGACATTTTTCTGAACAATATTTTTGTCTGCCTGCCGTTACAATGTATTCATTGCCGCACAGCTCGCACTTATCGACACTCCCAAGCTTCCTTTTAGCGGTCTTTCCTTGTCTAAATCTTTTTTGTGCTTCTTTGGTTCGTATTTTTCTACAATCCGGACAATAAAAAGCTCTAGGACCGCCCAAAAACTCTTTACTACACATTCTACACGCTCTAATTCTTATCACATTAGATTTTCTTTTTTTGGCGCATTCGTCACAATACAGCTTATCTGCACTACCGTAAAAAGACTTGCCACAATCCAAGCAAGCCTTTTTTGTTCTATATTTTTTCATTCGTCTTCGTCCTCTATGATATTTAAATATACCCGATGCCATTTATTGCCATTCTCTAATGCGTTAAATAACGGCTTATCATGTAAATCATTTAAAACATCATCAACGGTGTAGCGATCGCCCCACGTTGTTTCTACCATCAAATCGCCCATGTAGTTTTCGTACAGTCTAAAGCTGTCATTTTCTGGTAACTCTACAATCACATCATCATAGATATCAGACTGCGGAGCCATGTAACTATAAACAGTTCTTTTTTCTGCTGCTAAAACGCCATAATTGGCGAAAATTTTAAATTGATTTTTCATTTTTCAACACTCCTTTTTGTTCTAATATTAAAACTCCTGCACATCTGTCACTTTTAAGTAGAAAGCTTCTTCCACGTTTAATTTTTTCATGACTGCTCCCTCCTATAATACATAATCAATAAAGTATGTTATACCCTCGTATTCCACAACTCCCCAGTCAAAAACTGGCTTGTTAGTGTCAATCATCTTTTTATACTCTTCCCTGTCTTCCTCCTCAACATCCCATTCATTCATGTACTGATCAAAGAATTTTTCAAATTCTTCTTTCTCGTACACTGCTGATCCATTGCATAAATAGTCAACAGATTCTTTCTTTGTATGGTTGTCTTCCATAATGATTTCAAGTTTCTTTTCTGTCTCGTCTCCCAAGTCTAAACCTGCGTATTTTAAATTTAATTCCTGCGATTTTGTTAAATAAATATTTTTCATGACTTCAATCTCCTTTTCTTTCTTTGCTTATCTCCTTTAACTGTCTTTATCTTACCACATCTTTATCCCTTTGTAAAGTGATATTTATAATTCTTTTAATTTTTTTTCGTCCTCTTCATCTCTTACATATTCCAATATCTGCCCCGGTTGCATTTCTAAGATGTTGCATACAGCATTTAAAGCCTTTAGCGTTATAGCTGTATCCTCGTTCTTTATCTTGTTTAATGTGTTTTGACTAAGTAAATTAGTAGTTTTGGCTTTATATGTAGTAAATCCTTTTCTTTTCAGTGCATCATATACATCAATTTTGTATTTTAACATTTTTCATTACCTCCTATTTACTACATTATATATTATGTACCCTTTTCACGTCAAGAGAAATATTATCATAAAAAGTGACATTTTATATTGACATAACTTTTTAAAGTGATATAATAAAAGTAAATTAAGAGAACAAAGCAATCAGAAAAGGAGATAATAAGATGAAAGAGTTAAGAAAAGAAATTGAAAAGTTAGTCGAAAATGAGGACTTCGTTTCCTACGAAGAATTTATTTACGAACTGAAAGAAGAAAAGGAAGAAGTTAAAAAATATCTCGACTGGCGAGCAAGTGGTGGGAAGATGAACACCGAAACACTTCCAGACGGATATGTAGAAGCTTGTAAGAAGATTTTAGGAGGGATTGAAAATGAATAAAGTAATCGCAAGACACAAATTTTGGTTAAACCAAACAGAGTGTATTATTTCCACAGCTTATGTGGAAGTATTACACGAATACCAAACTGTTGTAATGTATATGGACGATTTCGAAGAAATTGATTCTTATATAACTTACAGTAAACAAAGAGCTGTAAAGCTCCATGAGTCACTTGTTGAGCAGTGGAAAGATAGGCTTAATAAAAATCGTCTTGTCAAGGCTGACCGTGACAGTCTTGTAATACCTGCATAACATACACCACCCACCCCGGAGGTTACGAGGGTAGAAAAGGAGACAACATGAACAATTTAGAAATCGTAAAATTTTTTGAATACAATTTAAAAACAGGACGTTTAAGTCCTTTTTATCTTCTGCCAGATGAAAAAAAGGCTCTTGGAAGAAAAGGGCGAAGAGTTTACAGAAAAATGTTTCAAACATATGAAAATTATAGTGTTTGGACAGAAAATGACGTGATCGGTAAAAATTTCACACAACTTGAATACAACAAATTTATGTACTCAAGAAAAAATATTCATAATTGTGATAACTGCCCCGAAAACTGGGGCGATGGTGGTTCTTTGCCATGTGGACAACAAAAATGTTGGGTGGAGTGCCATATTGAAACACTAGAAGAAGCAGAGGAATAAAACCCCTGCTTCTTTTTTATATCACGTCAAAAGGCACTAACGGACGTTCTAAGGCATTTATACAACTTAATGCGTGTTCTTTATCCTTGCACTGGATATAAGGGATATATGAGCCGTTCACATATTCAAATAAGGCTATCCATGTATCTTTCATGGTAACAAGTACCCAGTCTATGCCGTTACAACTCTTGTTCTCTCTCTGCCCTGTTCCGTTCTCGTCTACCCATTTTTGAAACTGATCTCTATTCATGTACCTGTTCCTCGCTTATGCCCTTTAAATTGTCTTTTAACATCCGTACACACCCATTGAATCCGTCACGTTTACCGCATAGATACATATTGTGACTGCTGTAATCATCTATAGGCGGTATTAATGTACATAATGCATATAAATCTTGCTTATTCATTTTAAACTCCTTTAAATCCTGCAATTATCGCACAAAATACAGTTGATAACACACATACATAAGATGATAACATTGCAATTTTTAAAACTTTTTGTGTATTTTTATCATTTTTAAATTCCTGTAATGTACGATTTACCAGATCAACACAAAAAATTAATAAATATATAGTCGTTGTTGCTCCACATAGTCCCAGTGATGTTTTTGCAATACCATACATCACTATAAATAATATATTGCTCACTTTTTAGCCATCCTTTCGTACATTTCGCAAGTACACGTCAGTTTATTTACCTGTTGACACTTCTCTAAATACATCTTGTCCATGTCTTTTATTGCCTGCGGTATTAGTCCTATATCTTTGTACTCTATAAGCTCTTTTAATGCTTTCACTATAACGTGGTCCAATGGTGTTACAATATTAGCTTCATAGGCTTCTAGTGCGTTTCTGATAACATCAAGATTTAGATTCTCTGGTTCTTCAATCTCTTCCATTCTTTCAAACATCTCATACATCGTAACACCCAATGCTCCTGCTATAGTCATAAGATTAATGTGTTTTGGTTCTTTTTCCCCAAGTTCATATGCTTTAATATCAGTGACTGTATAACCGCATCTTTCAGCAAGTTCTTTTTGTGTCATTCCTTGTGCTTCTCTGGTTTTCTTTATTGCTTTAGCTGTACTAATCATTTTCTTCCCCTCCTGTTTAAAGCATTTCTTTTCATAAATTTTTCTTTTGATAACGACTTATAATAAGGATTTTTTCTCTTGATAACATCCCTCTCTTCCTTACAATCGTCTTGAAACTGTTTATAGCCGTCACATAGGGTATGGCAATTATAAGCTCTTCCTGTGGCTTCTGTACACCCATAGCATGGATTATCTTTCCCTCTCATAATAACGCCCCCTCTTTATACATCTTCTGGACTTCTGTTATTTGCTTTGATAACGTCAAATCCATCTGGATAACGTTTCTCTAATTTTTCAATGTTCATTTGCATAATTTCATCCAACGACCAATTAAATGATTCACAAATCATAGCAACATACCACATTACATCCCCAAGTTCTTTTTTTGCGTGTTCCTCGTCAAAATTACTTTCATGGAATATCCATTTTTTAACCATGTCAGTAAGCTCTCCAACTTCTCCAGATAATCCGAATAAGCCGTTAATAATTCCACCCAAGTCAATCCCTGTGTCTGGTACGTTGTCCTCTACTCCCTGTTCTAAATTATCAGCCATATTCATTATTCTTTCTATTCCTAATCCGTCATTAGTTCGCATTGCCTTTACTTGATATTCTTTACCGTTCATTTATAACACTCCTTTATAGCTTGATAACTCTTTGTCCTCTGTCATATTGACTAAGTATCTTGTCTAATGCATCTTCTGCTTTTTTATGTGTTTTGAATGATTGTATTATGTAAATAAATCCATTCATTAACTCACATTCTACATTTTTTTCACTTGCCCGAATTTCAAGAACATTATCAAGATTTATAATCTCTCTATCTTTTGTCATTATTAACACTTAAGTCCTCACTTTCTCCCCAGTCCAACCGGTTCCCGCACTCACAAACTTCTGTCCATTCCTTTATGTAGTTACCGCACTTAGGGCATCTATATAACACCACATCCTGCTTTTTTAAGTTCTTATGTCGTTCTCTTATCGGCAGGCTGTTAAATATAGCACCGATGTGTTCATAATCTTCTAATGTAATTGTAATCGTATCTCTTGCTTTAGCGGACTGGCATAAGCCACTGCCTACCAGTCCTAAGAAAACACCAATGATAACAAGTAAGATTTTTAATATCATTCTTCCATCTCCACTTCTTTATAGATATTCACTACGGTATCACTGACAACATTATCTTTTGTTAATTCAACCTTATATCCTTTATCTGTAATGTTTTTCACAAACTCATTAAGTGGTAATACATCTTTCATTGCATCTGGATAATATATTTTTGTTGCTTTTTTTAAAACTTTTACCTGCTCCGTTCTCTTTCCAACAAGTTCGCATACATTTTGCGACTCTTTATCTGTATTTTTTTCATCAATTCTGCTTACATAATCTTTCAGTTTTTCGTCAGTTATTTCAGAAAAAACCATTTCTTTTTCACAGTCATTACGAAATTCACATGAATCACAGATATTTCCGTTGCAGTAATCTTCTAACGTATCTATCATCTGTTCTCTTGTCATTTTTTATCACCTAACGCCTTTCTATAGCTTTCCTCTACTTCTTCGCTCGTAGCTGTTCCATAGTTAATTTTTCTCGTTATGCACGGTTCTTGCCCTTTAAAAATGCAAATAGGGCAGATTCTTTTACGACAATAGTTTTCTAACTCTTTTTCCTGCATTTCTCTTTTTAATTTGTTTGTATTTAAATTCAATCTCATTGTTGCAATAATAGAACCTGTTTTTGTATCAGTCACACTCATCATTGCTTCTTCGCAAGATTGATAAGAAACTTTCGTATCCAACACTCCAACATCTAGTTCATTTGCCGTAATCATCTTTTCTATGCTTTCTAAAAAGTCGTGTGCTACCTGCTGTGCTATTGTCATAGTCGTTCTCCTTTACCCTTTTCAATCTCCCATTTACCGTAGTAACCTTTTGTCATTTCTTTTAGTTGTGTCAGTGCCATAATAAAATTGTCAAGTTCGCAAGTATCAGTAAAGTTTATTCTCACTTCACTGCCTGTTTCTTCTTCCATGGTAACTGGTCCACCAACAGTTCTCCTAAAATTTAATGTTACGTGCAAACTATTGTGTTTTTCTGTTCTCATGCTTGTTCTGATACAGTTCACATTTTTATCAGCTCGATTTGAATATATTTTCATTCTCCCACCTCTAAATCTTTCGCAAGCTTGAATCCTGTTCTTCCAACATTTCTAAGATTTTCTTTGATAAGTGCATTGTTTGGTGTCCTGTGTATCTTATACCAGTTCCAGTCGTTATCCTCTCTCATTTTTATTTTCATTTCCCATCTTTTTTTGTAATTGATTTCTTCTTTTACCATCTCTAGGCAAGCGATCATGTAATCTATTTGTTTGATAACGTCCATATTCTTTTTCCTTTACCACATAAGTTGTCCATTTTCTGCTACCTTAAACTCTCTTTGCCCTGCAACATTCTTATCTTCTATCCACCACAGGAATACTTCTTCTCCAGATTCCCACTGTGTAGGAAGATTCTTTGCTTTTCTTACTTCTAACATCCTGTCAAATGCTTTGATATAATTTAGCTTGAATGTTGGGAAATCGTAAAATTCCTTTATTCTTCCTTTTCTGCCTGCCATTGGGCAACCGATGCATCCAACTCTTTTATATCCACATTGGTACAATTCATTAGTGCATATATGCTCTTGATCTATGTAGCTCCATATATCTTCCTCTTTCCAATCAACAATGGGATTTACAACCATCTTGTGCTTCTGCATGCACAATTCAGTGATTCTTCTTTTAGAATTGTTGTCATTGTTGAGCATTACAGAATCATCAAACAATTCCTTTGTTTTAACTGATGCCCCTATCTTTTCAAATTCTGATCGTGTGTGTTTCCTTTTTGTGCTTTCATCCCATCTAACACCTGTTGCCACGTATCTTCCCATGCCTGCTGTTTCTTTTAATTCTTGACAGCAATATCTTACTAGCCGTGTAGGTGGCATAAGTTTCTTAGGAATGAGATTCCACATTGTGATTCTGGTTCCGTCTGGTTTCCTTGGATAGTTAATACTGCACTTTATCCCCCCCTCTTCCAATTTCTTGAAATTGTCACGGACGTGCCACACTGTTTGTGGTGCATCCGCTGTGGTGTGACTGTGCTGTACTTCAAAAGGAACTCCAGAACGTTTGAATAGCTCTAACAATACATCTGAATCCTTACCACCGCTGTATGTACAGATAAGTGGTTGTTTGTAATACTCAAGACTCATTTCTGATGCTGTTTTGATTCTTTCTATTGCTTTTTGTTCTAAGTCCATTGATACTCCTTTACTTAATCATGCTTCTGTACGGTTCAAAGAAATCTTCTTTTCTTAACTCCATTTCACATTTAAGACAAATAAATTTGCTTTGTATTTTCATATCTGAATTTATTTGTATATACTCTCTTCCAACATCTTCATTGAATAACAAGCTATTGCAACATTTACATCTTGCTACTGGCATTTTTCTTTTACCCCACATCCTTGATATTAAGTTCTGCCGTTGCCGGTATAAATCTCATATATCCTGCATCTCTTATAATCTCATTTTCTGTTAAATCAACAAGCTGTTTCTTTTCTTTTTCTGATTTAACCACAAGATAATAATGTTCATTTTTTTCGTCCATACAAACATCTCCAATCTTGAAATGACTTAATGTGTATGTTTTAATACTTGGTGTTTTTGCATTAATTTTCATCTTCTCCCACCTCTTTCAGTTGTTCTTCTAAACAATGTTTTAATGCATATATGATTGTATAATCTAAAGGACTAATCTTTTGCGGATCATGTTCTGCCCTATACTCATACTTAAATATCTCTGATTCTAACGCACTGCTTAGCTTAATTGGTTCCAACGGATTCTCAATATCATCAAGAAACTGTGCTTTCATCTTTTTCTTGTATTCTCTCAACTCTTTCAGTTCTTCCAACCACTCTGCAAGTTGTTCATGTTCTTCCGCACTTTCCATACATTTACGTCCTTCAAAACTTGGAAATAACTCAATACTTTTTTTCATTCCTCTTTCTCACTTTCTACAAAATAAATTTTCTGATGAATCTATCTGCATACTGCGGATGAATCATGCTACGTTCTGTTTGTCTTGATCTCCCACTACCTTTTACATGTGCTATTGTTTTTCTTTCAACATATTCTAATGGTTCAAAAACTAAATTGTTCTTAGGTTCTACGTTGATAAAGAAATACTGTGTAGGATTTTTATAGTAATCTCCATCCTTTGTCCTGTCCTTATCTATAATCGTTGGTTTTATACACCAATACATCGTAAGATAGTGTGGAGCTGTATATGGATTTTCTATAATCAACCTTATATTTTTTCGTTTACAAACTATCACTAATTCTGATATTCTCTTATAATACTCATTTAATTCATCGTGTAGTTTCATTGCATATTCAAGTTTCTGAATATCATCCCAGTTCTTTTGTTGAAACATTTGACCTCTAAACGCTAAAGGAATCCTAGCTTCAAATCTTGTACATGGGAAAAATGCTATGACAATATCATCATTTGTCATTTTGTCAAAGATACTCGCTTGCCCCTGGTACCCCCCCCTCTATTTCTTTGAACAAATCAATAACATAGTCTGTCTGATTAAATTCATCTTGAATATCATAATCAAATGCTTCTACACCATTCTTTTTGAAAGCGTTTTTAAACGTTCCAGATTGTTCAAATAATAAGTGTGCTATCATTCTACATTCTCACTTTCTACCCCAAAGATGTACTTGAGTATTCTGTCTTTTCCTACTGCTTCGATTGCATCAAATACAAGTTGTTTTGATTTGAACACGACCATTCCCTGTGCTTTGCCGCAAGCCCATGCGTCATAATCAAGTTCTTCATCTTCTTCATTATAATAAATACAATAACTATCTTTGATTGTTGGGTTATTGTGTTCTTCTGCATACCGTTCTAGTTCAACTTCTACTTTTCTTTTCTCTATAGCAAATACTATTTCTTTTTCTGTCAGAAATACGTTTCCAAGATCCCATCTTGTATTATTGTATTCGGTATCATCCCAAACTGCATTTATAATGTCTCCAACGCTGTCCAAATAATAATAACGCGTCCCAATCTCTGGCTTCTTTACCTTTACATCCTTATCTGGTTCTTTTCCATTCATCTTCTCAACAAGTCTGTAAAACTCTTTTTCTTCTGCTTCTGTTAGATTTTTAATTCCCATTTTCTCCACTTCCTTTACTCTTACATTTTTATTTGCTATTCAACTGTTCTTTCGCTAACTTAAAAGCTAACATGTACAGATCAAGTATTCCTGTTGGTTTAATCCCAAAATTGGAAGTCTCCAAATAAAAATCTGTATCTAATTCCAATATCCTTTCTTGACCTTCGTTTCCAATCCCTGTTTCTTCTGAAAAATCATCTAGTACATCTGATAAAAACTCTTCCATTATTTCTTCTTTTGATTTGAATGGATATTCATCATCAATTTCAAAATAAAGATCATGCTCTTCTACATACTGTGCAATATCTTTTCGAGTTTGTTCTTCATCATATAAGTAAATATGTCTGTCATGACAATCTATCTTTCCCTCAAAATATCCAACATTTTCTACAAAATCATTAAATCCATTCCAACACATATTGCGATAATTCGTTGCAATCAACTGACCTAAATCACCTGAAATGTGCAATCTGCAATAATCTTCTTCAAAAAGAAATCGGATTCTATACTCTGTACTGTTTGGTTTCTTGAAGTCTAATATTTTTATGTTTCCGTAATCAGTAAATGTAGCTTTATGATCTTTGAATTTTTGCTTCATTTTCTCTAAATCCATTAAAAATCACATCCTTTTTATTCATCTTCTATAATTCTTGCCGGTGTGCTGCTTTTCTCAAAATCTTCACACTCGTAATCATCAACGACTACTTCTCCAAACTCACAGAGTAAATCTTTTTTCTCATATTCCTCTAACTTCTTTTTTGCTTCTTCTAAGTTGTCCGCTTCAACAGTTCCATCAATATGTCCATATCTTAAATGCCCAACAATATAATCTAATTCTTTTCTAAATTTAAATTTCATTTATTACTCCTTTACTGTCCATTCTCTCCCCTGCCGTTAATAGCAGGGGAAATCATGACTTATACAACAAATAATTAAAGAGTTTTGTTGCTTATGCGTTGCGAGGATTCTTATTTAATTGTTCGTGTGGTATATAAAAATCCTGCTGTGCAACAAGCCTTTTCTGGCTTGAGTCTCTGCCTAATAAAAAATGAAAAATGGAAGAATCTGAAAATACAAAAAACATTATTTACAGTTACTTAGGCAGAGAATCAAACCAGAAAAGTTGTTATTTAGTTATTAAACTTCTTTAAATTCTCCATCAATTAATTTGTACATCGTGTCTTCTTTGATTCTCTCTCCGTCCACATACTCTGTCTTTACACACTTAGGAACATATCTATTTTTCTCATAGCTGTATTTCCATTCCGCAAGAGTAATCCAACTTCCTTTTTTAGCACTTACGCAACTATCATCCCCTGCACAACAAATAATGCTGTCGTATCCTGTGCTTTTAATCTGTGCGGAGTCCCCAGAGCTACCAATCTGTGCGTAGTCCCCAGAGCTACCAATCTTTGCGGAGTCCCCAGAGCTACCAATCTTTGCGGAGTATCCAGAGCTACCAATCTGTGCGGAGTATCCAGAGCTACCAATCTGTGCGTAGTCCCCAGAGCTACCAATCTTTGCGGAGTATCCAGAGCTACCAATCTTTGCGGAGTATCCAGAGCTACCAATCTGTGCGTAGTCCCCAGAGCTACCAATCTTTGCGGAGTATCCAGAGCTACCAATCT